CTTCAGCATGACTCCCCCTTACGCGAGCGCGGATTCAGAGCGGTTGCCGGTGTAGCGCGGCTCGAGGACGGCGGTCACGAACACGGTCCCGGTTGCCCCGGTGTCGGTATCTTCCAGACGGAGCGTCAGCCACGAATGCCCCGCTCCCATCGCGGCGGCATCCACCTCGATGATGAGCAGATAGTTGCTGTACGTCGCGTTCGTCAGGTGCAGCGGTCCCGCCGTGGAGGTCGTCGCCGACAACTTGTCGCAGTTCGCACTGCCCTGCGCGGCTCCGCCGAAGGCGTACCGGAAGGTCAAGGCGGTCGTGCAGACCCCGTCCGCCGCGCCGCTATACAGGTAGATGTGCGCATCCGCGCCGCCGAGCGTTCCGCACTGCACGAGGAACGTCGCACGGTGGAAGTTTTTCATGTTGATGCTGTCGCACGCCGGGGTCGCCCCGACGTTCAGATCGAGTGCGCTTGCGACGGGTACGATTTTCAGGTTCTCTGCAAGATGCATGTGATCCTCCTTGACGAAGGGACCGGAGGTTGATCCCCCGGTCCCGGTTGGAGATTAGGAGCGGGTCTGCAGCGCGATGAAGTGCGACTGCGTGGCTCCCGCGCCGCCCTTGTACGGCGTGAGCGCGGTCGACCGGATCGGCTGTCCGTCCACACGGAGTACGAACCGGAAGACGCTCTCGTCGTAGATGAAGTTCACGTGGATCGACATGTCCGACTTGATCCCGCCCTTCTCCGCGAGGATGTACCCGCCGAGGTCGGCGAACAGGATGTCCCCCGCCGTGCCGAGCGTCTGCGCCTGCTCGATCGCGATGACCGGACGACCGAACAGCGAGCCGTAGGGCTGACCGGACAGTCCGCCTGCAGGCATGTAGATCGGAACGCCGCCGGTCCCGACCGAGAGCGACATGGTGAACAACTGCGGCTCGATGTTCTGGTTGATGAGCCACACCGCGTTCGGGCGGCTCTGCGCGAAGATGCGCGAGTACATCTTGACCACGTTCTCGGCCTGCACGGTCGCCGCCTTCTGCCCCGCCTCCTTGTCGACGGTGACGAGCGCCCCGCTGTTCATGATGCCGAGCGGTTGCGGTCCGCCGGTCCCGTTGAGGATCGCGTCGTCGAGCAGGAACCCGAACTCGGACGTGAACCCCTCCCGGATCACGCCTTCGAGAGCGGAGGCATCGTCGAGCAACTCATCGGTCGCGTAGCACAGCCCGACGAGTTTCTTCAGGGACAGTTCGATCTTGCGGAACTTCGGCTTGCTCTTCGTCTTCTCCGCAGCCTCGTCCGCCCAGTACCCGACGATCCCACCGTACCGCGTGGAGGCGCGGGAGGTCTCGTCGATGCCGTTGATCTTGATGCTGTTGCTGTTCCCGCTGATCGGAACGCGCCGAACGCGGGAGGCGAGGATGCCGGTCTGGAACACGTCCTGCAGGAGGACGCTGGAGAAGTCCTGCTGCACGAGGAACCCGCCGTCACTCGGGACGGACTCGGACATCCCCGTGGCGCGAGTCGCCCGAAGGCGCGGATCGACGTTTCCACCGGGAACGCCTGCCCGCATGACCGCCGCCATCTGCTCGCCGAAGGACGCGAACCTGTCCTGCGTGCGGGCTTCGGGCGGAGTTCCCTGCGGACGCGGGCGCGACAGGGGCGGCGCGGTCGGGGCTTCGAGGTCCGCGGTCATCCGCTCCTGCCGCTCCTGCGTCGCGATGATCGTGCGCAGTTCGTCAACGCCGTCCATGAGTTCCGTCTTCAACTTGATCTCGCTCGCGGACGGATCGCGATTCTCGGAGATGCACTTGCCATCGATGTCTCCGACCTTCTTGACGAGCCGCGCAAGATCCTCGCGGTATTGCGTAATGGTCTTCATGCGAATTTTCCTCCCTCGCATTTATTGTCAGGTGGTTGAAATCCGACCTCGGCCTCGTATGCGACGCGGAATGGTTTGCGAGCCGGTTCCGCTTCGCCCCCCGTATGGTTTGCGAGCCGGTACGGGAGGACCGTGGCAGTACCCGTTATCAAGCCGTCATCTTTTCTGCCCTGTAGAACAGTTCCATGAACTTGTCCGCCACCTTCACCGGAGTTGCTGGAGGCGCATCCTTCGGCTTTTCCTGCAGCCCCGGAAGGAACGTCAGCATCGTGCGCAGTTCATCGGCGGTGAGTTCCTGACGATCGCGAATCTTGTCGGCGATACGGTAGAGTTCCTTCCACTCATCCGTGACTGACGGCGGAGATATGATCCCGTTATCGATAATTACGCCTCCCGGGACCAATCCCCAATCCGTCCTCACCGCCGTACCATCGCTGTTTACCCACCTCGTCGAGGCGGCGTCACTCGACACGGTGATGGTGCCGGTGGTAGTAACAGGCGGCATCTTCCCCTTGTTCTGGAACAGCGAACGCACCTGCGCGGATGTCGTCGGGTACGCGGGGAACGTCACCACGCTCACGTCGAACAGCGTGACGTCCGTCAACACGCGCTCATCCTTGTCGTAGTCGTACTCCGCCTTGTTCACGATGAACCCGAATGACATCTGGTTCACGTCACCGCGCCGCATCGACACGAGCAGGTCGTTCGCCCACGTCGTACCCGGAGGGGTAATCGTCGTCGCGAGTCCCTTGTCGTCCTCGCGCAGCGTCAGCGTCTTCGCCTTGTTCCTGCCGAGGACGAAGTTTTCGTCATGGTTCACGAGCCCACGGATGTCATTCTCCTTGATGGTCTTCGCGAACGCCCCCGGACGTATGGACTCGCGGAACCACCCACCGATGTCCGCCCATGTGTTGAAGACGGCGGCGTACCCGGTAATCTTCGGAGCATCATCTCCGTCAACGCGCAGTTCAACCTCTGACATCGGCAGGCACCTACGTTCCACTTCGTCCACCTTGTAGTACATGATGACCTCCTTCATCTCGTTTCGTATTTAGGCAGGACCGCCTTCTCTCTTCCTCGCTTATTCTCTTCTATCTCTGACTGTGCCCGCTCAAGTATGTCAATCGCGAGGCGGATCGGTATCTTCTTCTTGAGCAGGAAGTTAAGCAGGTCCTCACGCGGGTTCGCCATCGCTTTCCTCCTCGCCTTCCCCTTCTTCTGACGTGTCCTTCCCGTTCCCTTTGTTCGGGGGTATAACCGGAGATACTGGCGCTGGCGGCTTCAGCGCGTTCTGCGGGGTTGACATATTCATAGGGACCAGCCTGATATCCCCGCCGGGGTACGGGTCCATATCTTCCTTCTCCCGTATCTCATTCGGGCTCATCGCCCCGATGTTGAACATGGCGGTATAGAAGGCCGACCGCTGCGCTGAGTCACCGCGCAGCAGCCCCTCAACGATATGCTTGAAGTACAATCTCCCGCGCCCTGACAGTTCCTTGTCGGACTTTGACAGTAACTGCATGTCATAGTTCGCCTCAAGGCGGACAAGCCACGGGAGGATAGAGTCAGTCACAAATGAAATCTGCTCCGACTCAATGTTACTGAATGATGACCGTGACAGGTCTTTCAACTTGTGCGGCGGGAGGTTGAACCAGCGGGCAACCTCCGGGATCTGGAACTGCCTGCTTTCAAGGAACTGGGAGTCATCAGGCGGGACACCGAACTTCTCTACCTTCATCCCCTCCTCAAGCAGTAGCAGTTTGTGGGATTTTCCAAGTCCAGAGTACGCCTTGGTCAGCGACGTCTGAAGCGAGTCATGCGCCGGACCGGACAACTTGCCGGGGTGCGATACTATCGTACCCGGATGCGTACCGTTCCCGAAGTACATAGCCCCGAACGTCTCCAGCGCCATGCTCAACCCGAGGCTCTTCCGGGCCATCGCAACTACCGAGTACCCGATGAACCCGTCAAACCCGAGCCCGGGGACGTGAAGCATATACTCCCTTGGGATGACCACGTCCCGGCCGTCAACCCGAACGACGTAAACGATCTGTGAGCCTTCCTTCTTCAGGCGGACGCGATCAGGGGTTATAGGCCATAGTTCAACGATGTCCCCCATCACGTTGCGCGTTATCTCCGCGAATCCATTACCCCACAGCAGGACGTGCGACATCAGACACTCCCGGCCCGCCATAGCGGTCAGGTACGGATTCCATTCATAGTGCATGACTCGATATGCCTTGTGATTGGCGGCTATCCTCTTGCGCTTATCCTTTTCCTGCATCAGGTGCAGAGGCAGTGACCCGACAGTCCCGGCGATCAATGACACGGCGTTGAACACGGGGCTGTAGTAGAGCGCCGTCCGCTCCGTAACTATCTCACCCGATATTGATTGAGAACCGGCAAGGTTCCATAGCGTCTGGTCCCAAGCCTTCTCATCAGTTAGCCCGAGCGCCTGTCGTCTTTCAAGACTGCTCAGGATACTCATGATTTCTTCACCACGACAAAGGGTCCGTAACCGATACGGAATATGACGGCGCCGCAGACCGCGAACGCAACCCACGGCTTATACATCCACAGACCATATCCCATCATCGCGATACCTCCGAAGACGAATACGTCCCTAAGGTCAATTATTTTCTTGATGCCAGTCGCCCGCTCACGGATGAACTCAAAGGCTCGCGTCATCCCTCCACCCCATTCAGCCCGAAAGATATAACCCCTCGGTTCTCATAGACGCTGCGGCCCTCCATGCTCCGGGTTGCTCGGTCCAGTCCCATGACGAGCGCAACTATACCGTCTATTCGTTCTGTCGACTTTGATTTGTCAGGCTTGATGTTCCCGGCGGGATCGGTGCGGATAACTACGTTACTCGCCATCCAGCGGAGTACGGGGTTGCCCCCGTGGGCGAGTCGCTTGCTCAATACTAACTTCTCAAGTTCCTTGGATGGGGGTGACATCGACTGGTAGCCTTGTCCAATAGGGACGACGGTGACGCCCATGTCCTGCAGTTGCGTCTGTATGCGGGAAGCACCCCATCGGTCAAACCCCACCTCTTTGATGTCGAATACCGCGCCATCGTCAGCAATCTGCCTCAAAATCCAGTCATAGTCAACTACATTTCCCGGAGTGGCAGTTATGAAGCCCTGCCGAATCCACATATCATAGGGGACCCTATCCTGCCGTACACGCTGCTGTACGTTATCCTGCGGCATGAAGAATCGGCATAGAACCCGATAGTAATCCGTCTCGGTCTGCGGCTCGAAAACATAGATGAGGGCGGTCAGGTCGGTGGTAGATGAAAGGTCCAGCCCCGCGTATCCCTTCATCCCGTGCAGACCCTCAAGTTCAACTGGCGCGTCACAAGCGGCCCACGCCTCGGGGGGAAGCCACCGGACTTCGGATTCCGTCCATTGGTTCATCCGCAGCCGAAGAAAGGCGTTCAGTTGCCGGGGGAGGGACTT